TGGGCGGCAAAGTGGGCGGCAAGGTGGGCGGCAAAGTGGGCGGCAAGGTGGGCGGCAAGGTGGGGCGGCAAGGTGGGACCGTAGGTCGGATGGTGGCAAGTAGTGTATATGATCAAACGGCACCATATGTCATATTACCCAATGCCGAATCTGTAACCGGTAACTTTGTAAATCCATTTGTTTGAACAATATGTCTCTGGTGGTCTTTATAGACTTTAATTTTTTCTAAAATATATGCTTGGTCCTTCATTTTTTTGTAATATATTTCATCGGGGGTCATTTTTGATTTATATGAATAATATAATATAATACCCGTTATTCCCAAAAATAATGCAAGAACACCGTAATTAAGAACATACAAATAAATCGTCACACGATTATGATGACATTTTTGCAATATTTCATACATATACGATTTTACCCCAGATTCAGTAAGACGGGCATTTGTGTTTTCCATTCTTCTATACAAATCATATATTCAAATATATGATTTTTTACCGTAATCGCGAATGATGTGACGACTTTCGTTGCGCGTTATTGTGTTATTCCCAAAATGACTAAATATGCCATTATTGCGAATATAATGGCAATTGACCAAATCGGAATAACCGTTTTATTGCGATACCCTATTCCAAATTGTCGAATATTTCCATCTTTGGTATATGCAAACCCGGGTTTTAATGCATGAAAAATCGAAAAAAGAATGAGAAATAAAAGAACGGCAAATGACAATTTATGAAATCGCACAGTTTTGATTGTCAAATACATTAGTTATATAATATCGCCCTTTTTTTTTGAAGATGTATTCCGGATAAGGTTGCGACTTCACACGGTTGCATACCATAATAACTAAAAATCGTCTTGAAAATCTTCTTCGTAATATGCCCCATTATCCATGAATTCTTCGGGTAATCCTGTAATGTCTTCCCCTTCATCATACTCCATTTGCTCTAATTCCGCGTTTTCTTCTATATCAATCATTTCCGTCGTTTCTTCCGTCATTCCTAAATCAAACTCCAGCCCTTCTTGTTGCATCATCTCCGACCGTTCGCGGTCACTCGTTGCTTTGTCATATATAAACAATCCGCGTTGTTGTCCTACATTCCATTTACCTATTTTTCGCTCCTTCAACATATTCTCTACGTTTCGCTCTTCAATCGAGTATTTCTTGAAATTTTCCGTAATTCGTTTCTTCTCTTTATCACGCGATAATTTCATTTTCGCCGCAATATCGGCGTAAGATAAACTCGTAATTGCCTTATTTTTATCCATTATCGCCAAACATTCGCGTATAAAAAGGGCAACCCTCTTTTTCAATTCCTCTTTATTTCCCATATCAATTTGCACGTCTTGCAAGTCTTCGTCGTATTCATCGTATGCAGCATCTGTTATCATATTTGCGGAATTTGTCATATACATTGTATCTGATGCATCTCGTTGTTCGCGTATTTTCTGACGGCGTTCATTTTTCGCGGAAATGACGTCAATGCGTATATATTTGTCATCTTCCGTCATGCGTATCAGTTCGAATAAAATAGAGTAGAATGTATAGGACAAAAGAAGCTGGATGCCGCGTTGATCAAATAAACTAGTATAGGTAACCCCCCCTTGGACAAGGGGGCGAAAAATGGGGATTAATTTGATGAGGTTGAAAATGTCAATATATTGCAAATCTTTCAAAAGTCGAATCATCGTTGTGTCATTGAAAAATTCGCCGAATTTGCCCGCGTAATTTTTCACGTCGTTATAAATATCCGCCTCATCGTTTTTGGAAAGACCCCAATATCCCGGGATTCTCGTAAAAATCGTATTATTCATTATCATATTCGGAAAAATACACGTGATTTCATAGATGGAATTTTTCACGAATTTTGCGGTTTCGTAGATGGCATCGCTGGACTCGGACCCATCCTTCACGCCGGACCCATCCTTCACGCCGGACCCATCCTTCACATTCGAAATACTCTTTAAAAACTCCCCCATTTTGGTCAAGTCTCGTTTGGAAAGGTTTCCATATACATCCATGAAATCCCATATTCGTTCATAAAGTCTCTCATTTTCCCGAGAGAAAAACGCCTTCATATTATCTAATTCTGTATATGGCATTTCTTCGTCGTTTACCGGGTGCATTATTCGAGCATTGTATTTTTCGAAAATGTCAGATAACACATGGATATATTGCGGCTTCTCCTGCTCTTGTCCTTTGGTTGAAATAGCCCCTAACAAATCTTTCGCCATTTGAATAGGCGAATATGAAACCAATGCCTCTGCTGTTGCATGTGTAATCATGTTTTTTTTATAAACAATTTTCATGATATCGTGGAAATGATGTTCGGTCAATTCAATTTGGTTGCGTTTAAAAATCGCGATTTTTTCTATAATCGACATATCAGATTTATATCCATTGGGTTTTGTCTCCATAATATGGTGAAATTCCGCGGGAATGGCGTGAGGTCGGTCCAATTCTAAATAATGTATTGCAACATAATAAATATTCTCGTAGAAAATGCTCATCGGAATTCGAGGATGAATGAGTTCGGTATTTGACAAATGGAAATAAATCGCCGCGCGGTCCAGCGTTCGCACATCTTTTATGAAACTCGACCATATGGTTGCCTCTTCCAAATATTTTTTAATAAGGGGGGCCTCTTTTGCAAAATACAATATCGGAATTACTGGATATTCCGCCTCATTGCAACACGCATTCTGAAGGAAAGGCTGTTTCGACGCCGTTTTCAGCAAGAGGGTTTTGTCTGATACAATACTTTGAATACTCTCTACGATCCCATATCCAAATCTTTCCAATACACTTAACAACGCCAATATGGGGGCATTCTGATTCCGCAACCCTTTTTGAACCCCGTGCAAAAAATCCTCTTTGAAATTGTCCGTAGCAGATTTGATATATTTGATCACGTCGACCGCGACCAATGGGGGTTTAAACACCAACCATTTTTGTATGGAATGTTGTTCGGGGATGAATTCGTCGGGGTGTAATTCATTATAATTCTGTTTAATAAAATATTTCTCTTCCACTTCTGGATTTTTCAATATAATCAAATCGCAAATCCGTTTCAACCGTTTTTCAATGACTGCCGGTTTGAATTTTTCAATCGCATTCCACGGTTCGATTGAACTTTTCGATTTATGCAATATACAAGCAATATATGCGAGACTTTTCAAATCCTCTTCCCCTTTCATCGGGAATCCGTCTAGCGATTTTATGCACCCCGGATACGTTTTTTTCGTATAAAACGACGGAATCGCGGTTTGAATCCCGACCAATAACACGCATGATACGAGTAATATAAGAGTTTCATTATAATAATTCGCATAAATAGCCATATTAATTCCGTCTTTTTTGGCAACTTCGGCGCGTTTTTTCTCATACGCAGCTTTTGATAAAATGTTTTTTTCCGATAATTCGAATGAAAGCCGGCAAACGAATTCGTCGATGCTATCCGTTGCAATTCCCATATTCGTAGAAAGGAATGCGAATATTTTGTATATTTTCTCATTGGTTTCATTATTGAATACGCGTTCGGTTCGTTTTCCCAATTTTTCCAAAATAACCGCGCCCAATTCCTTTTCTATGATATCGCGACTAGTTATGCGAAATCCTTCTTCGTTGAATCCTTCTTCCGTTGAAAATTCCCGTTTTCGAATCACATAGCCACTATATTTGTCCACAATGGCATCTCCATCGTCACTCAGTTCTCCATTCATCGCGCAAATTTCACTCAATTTATTCTTGTATATGTCGCCACCTCCCTCTGCATACGCTTTCGCAAGATCATATAAAAACATTGGCAATAATTTCGTGTTTGTCTTTAGACAATAAAGCCAATGCATATCTTCTTCCATATGTTCTAATGGTTTTCGCGTAAAATTATCGGAAAAGAGACAAATATCCATTTGTTTTTTAGCGAAATTGTCTTGTCCTATAATCAAATCTCGGCTTTTTAAATAAGGAGACTGTATATTTTCGTCTTTCATAGCCAAAGAGGCAATAATATTCTCATATCTATTCCGTTTTTCCATCTGCATTTGTCGTAATACGGTTAAGCGGATAATACGTCGCATTTGCCTTTCTATATTATTTTCGATGGTCTGCTGCAACTCTTTTACATTTGTATCATATCTACGGTCAAACTCTTTTTTCGCTTGTCTGATAATCATTTCTTTCATTTTATTTTTCGCCAAGATAGACGGCTCGCATGTATATTCCGTTTTTGTGCAGTCCGCCTGCATATTACAAAAAAGGAGATTATTATCTACAAATGCATTTTCATCTATGTCTCTGTCCAATACCCAATTATAGCCAATGCGTTTGTAATAATGGTATTGGACACGGGCGTTGCTTTCAATTGCAATGGCTTCTTTCGTTTTTTTATCCAAGGCAGATTCGTCTATATTTTTGGGAACAGTAGGTCTCAATTCTAGTATGGCGTATTCACCGGGTTCAATCCGGCGTTTTCCGGCAATAATAGTCGCCGCCATTTCATCGGCGTATTTTGGCGAGCAATCGTGTTTGGCAATGAGATTTTGCGCGAAAAAATCGGCGAAATCTTTTTCCAACATTCTTTTTTTTTGGTCGTCGTATTTTTTGAGAATATGATAAGGGGTATCGTCAAATTCGTCGTCGAAAAATATGTCCGACCCATTGTCTTTCTGCAATTCTTGGATGGAACTATACCGCTTGGTAATGACGCGTTTTGCGCAATCATTTGCCTTCACCTTTTCTAATTTTCCCATATCACTTTTATCGCCTTTCCCGTAATCGCCGTCTTCGTCCAATATCAATTTCACCGTTTTGAGTGGAATAAATAATTCATTAATCAATTCGGTAAATAAGATGCAAAAATCGACGGAATATATTTTCGCCAATATTTCATGCGAGGTTTGATATTTCGTAGAATCGTCATACTCCAATTTATAACTGCCGACAAAGAAATCATACAGCGATTTTTTCTCCCGCAAGAAGTTGAGTATTTTGGGTTTTGCAATATCGACCTGAAACCGATGGTGCAGAACCTTTGTATATATCTGTTTTCTCTCCCCTATTGTTTTGCGTATTTCGCGTATTTTATGTTTCATAAAATATTGTATTTCATTGTATTGTTCGTAACAGATGTCCGTCGTATATACCATAAATGGCTCTAAATATTGCACGATACTCACCATGGAAACTTTATCGCGGATATATTTTCGAATCATGTGGATAATTTGCCGAGTTTTCGGAATAATAACATCGAGCATTTTCCTATATTTTTCGGAATCTCCGATACCGACATTTTCATCCAATACATATTCCATGGTCGAACTCAAGAATTCCAATGCATCTTTCGATTTGTCCGATTCTATTTCGTTTTTATCCGACGACCTATACAACATTTGTTTCGTCAAATCGTCGATTTCATTCGAAAGCACTTTCGTTTTATTGTGTAATACCCGAAATATAGATAAATTTGTATGGTGCAAATTCGCCCGTTCAATCATCGGCGTCGTATTTAAATCGATGCGGGAATATTCCATAATGGCGCGGTTTAGAAAGAGGACGGATTTGATGTGTATATGATCCGACGGAGTCATGTCTTCTTTGATGAATACCTGTTTTCCATTTGAAATAATGGGGGTTAAATGGGTTAATCCCGTATTGAAGGATTGGATAATGAATTTGCGTTGGGCAAATTTGTCATTATGTATCACCGTGCTTTTGAAATCTTCGAGTGTGTCCACGATGGCTTCCAAATTCGTTTTCACGTTTTTAGAAACTAATATCTTGGATGTTTTTGCATCATCGGGTGTATTAAACGGGGTTTGTATATCGTGAAGTTGCCAAAACATATTTGCATATTTCACATTGGTTGAATTCAATTTATTTTCATAATAGGTGGTTTTTGCGATTTCGTCTTCCTTTACTAAGATGTCATTTAACACATAATTCATCACATCTTCGGGGTGTCTATTTTCATCTATATATACCTTCTTTTTGAGAGATACTACTGGAATAATCCATTTTAATTTCGTATCCAGTTCTAGCAACCTTTCAATCAAAGGTTTGTAAGATGCGTGTTTAATGTCGAGTGATTTTATATTGCCGTTTTCATCATATTTCGAAAATTGTTCGCGTAATTCTTTGTATCTTTCAATAATTCGGTGTATTTGAATCATGAATTTCTTGGTTCTTTCGCTATTTGGGACTTTGGATAATAATTCATCTAATAGACTATTTACCTGCGTTTCGATGGTGAACCGTTTTTGCGATTCCGCGATTTCGACTTTTTCGCTTACAATATTTAAATATTCACCGAAAACGATGTTGGATTGATGAATATACTGGCGCAATGTGTCATATACATTATCTCGGGGTTTCTCATCACCTTCGAATCGTATAAGCATTTCTTCCTCCATTTCCCCTTCTTCCATGCCTTCTTCCATGCCTTTTTCCCTTTCTTCCGTGCTTTCTTCTATCTCGCCTTCTTCTAAATCCAATAGGTTGGATTTTTTTAATGAAACCGGTTTTTCGCGAATAACGATTTTTTCAATCGGCAGAATTTCGGGCAACCCTTTATATTCAAAATCAATATAAATGATTTCCAAATTAGGGAAAGTAGTAATTTCTATTTGATCTTCTTCTAAACTGGTAATTTCACCCGTGATGACAACAGGCAAATCGCCTCTAAAATGAATATTAATCCATGTCCCAAGAGTTAATCCATTTTGTCTAGCATATCCGGGATTTTCACTTCGACTTAATAAATCAATCTGTTGAATCGATTTATCGGTAAGTCGTTTATGATTATCTATTTTTAATACTGTATTTTTATAGGTTGCAATATCTACCAAATGGATTTTTGTATCGTCAATGTATTTGATAAAAAAAGCGTTTTCGTGGATATCTGAATTTGTCGGTGCATATATTTGAATTATATCTCCTAATTCCAAATCTATTTTTTTTTTATTTCCTGTTTCGTCTATTTCTGTTTTTTCCATGTGAATATTATATTATAACTACATAATATAATAATTTTTTCATTTACTCTATTTTTATTACTATTTTGGGAGGGTTATTTTTCGTTTTTCGTTTGATGGTTTTCAATGTTTTCATGATACCATTACGATATCGGTCAATACACTTGTTCCGTTTAATCATAAAAACAACGATTTGTTCGGGTGACATCTGCTTTTTCTTTTTCGTTTTAAGTATTTTCGGTTTTGGCTCTTTGGCAACTTTTGTATCTAAAGTTTTATTTTTTTTAGGCGGCATTTCATATATATTATATAGACAAATCTTCGCCTCTTCGCCTCTTCGCCTCTTCGCCTCTTCGCCTCTTCGCCTCTTCGCAAAATACTATAGTAAGGATATGTCGGGTTTCGGCATTTTTGGCAACCTTGATCCTATACAATCATTTGTTCTCATCCCCGATTCGCCATAATCAATAATCGCGATTTGATTGTCCGGCGTTATAATGACATTTCCAGGATGCAAATCATTGTGCGATAACATGTTTGTTTTTAATTCGCCGTCAATCTGGTCCAACCGTTCATACATATTCTTATATGTATCTATATTAAACATCACGTTTCGCCACACGACGCCCTCGATAAATTCCATAATAATATACAAACACATTGACCGAATCCCCGATTCGTGGATATAAAAAAACCCATATGAATAAATTTCCGGGGTGATAAACCCCACTTTCTCATTCATCGTCTTGGCGTATATTTGAAACGTGATTTCATTATAATACGATTCTTTGATTACGTTTTCTATTTTTTTCGAAACTGTTGTGGGATAAATGTAGGTTTTTATGATTGATTTTGCTGGGTCTGTTATGTTCCCCGAAAAATGCAAATGTCCCATTCCCGAAAAGATATACGGGAAAATTTGGATTTTCATTCCTGCGAAATAATTGCGCGTAGAAATATACCGATTATTTTGAATAAAATTTGTGATGTGCAATTTTTCGCGGCCTTTCAGCATATGCGAATTTTCACGGACGGTTTTCTCTAATTCGCGGATATAAAACATTTTATCAAATATGTCGGTTTTTTTATTTGTTGAACTATATAACAATAATAAATATTTTATGTATGTGTTCAGATTCGACCCCTTGCCGGAGGCAGTTTTGATATTTTCATCTAAAACTGCCTCCGTTTCAGAATTCGATATATTTGTTCTTATATTACTCGGGCGTTTGTTGCGATACATAGATGAATGTAAAACCCGTAAAATCTTTATATGAGATATATGAAATATATGAGATATAATAACATAAAGATTTGAGTCTATAATTATAAAGCATCCAAAGACAAATATAAAATCAATGAAAATGAGAATGCATCTAGATGGATTTTCAACATCTGATAATGATAGTATTAGTGATATGAATTTTGCGTATATTCATTATTTGGTCATGCCATCTCCGGATTTGAATGACGTAAATATAAAAACGTATAAAACCCCAGCGGCAGAATATAAAATATTGTCCTACACCAATTCTGGGTCTTTGTCCCCCGATGAAGAAAGTCAATGCGATAAATATCGTTCGGTGGTTTATTCGGGGGATGGCGATTTGGTGTCGTTTTCGCCACCTCGCGGGTTAAGTTTCGACAAATTCCGCGATAAGAATCCCATTTTGAATGATGAATATGTTATTAATGAATGCGTAGAAGGGACAATGATGAATCTTTTCTATGATTCAAAAATAGGTTCATGGGAATTGGCGACAAAGGGGGCTATCGGAGGCAACTATCATTTCTATCGAACCCAATATCCGCATGCAGACGCCGATTCAAATAAAACCCCGCAATTGTCTTTTCGACAAATGTTTATGGATGTTTTCAGGGCGAACGATTTGAATGCGGATTTGAATTCTCTCGCATTTTTGCAATATTTTTCGAAAGAATATAGCTATACATTCGTCATCCAACATCCGGCAAACCATATTGTTCAACAAATCGAACATCCCCTCGCATATCTGGTGGCGGTATATCATATATGTGACAATCGCGCAGTTTATATTCCGTCGTCGATTTATGAAGAATGGAATTGCTTTCTCGATATTCGAGGGATGTTGGAATTTCCGGAAAAGGTTGGCGAATTTGATGTATATGTCGAGTATGATTTTATTTGTAATACCTTTTGTGAGAAGAATTCGCATCCTAGTATGGGATGGATGATTACTCATATGAAAACGGGGGATAGATGTCACATAGAAAATCCGAAATACACCGAATTGCGAGAATTGCGCGGAAATAATCCGAATTTGTTGTTTCAATTCTTGCATTTAAATCGAATAAATAAGGTTGCTGATTTCATATTTTTTTTCCCGCAATATAGAGGAATATTTTGTAAGTTCCAAGAACAATATTCTGCGTATGTGACAAACCTCCACGAATCTTATGTATCTTACTATGTGAAAAAAGAGAATATACGAATATCGAAAAAATATTTCGCCAATATTTATAAAATGCACCATACGATTTATTTGCCGAGTCTTGCATTACGCGAAACGGACGGTTCACGCGGGAAAACAATCATGCGAAAGTCGGTAGTTCGCGATTATGTTAAAAATATGGACCCTAAATCATTGTTGTATTATTTGAACTATACCGATACAGACGAGTGTTAGCATTCGAATTCGCGATGATCCTATAAATATATTTGTATATCTAAAATACAAATATATCATTTACAATCTCATATCCATCATGTATCGAATTGCCAGTGTGAAAAGAACGGTATGAATAATAAATCCGGTTAACGTCGGGCCGTTGTGTTTGTATGTAATTATCCCTGCGTATTTAGAGAGGATGGAATCCACGAATTCGAATGTCCAAGAATTGAAAAAAACAATCAAGACAATAGTCGTATAAAGAGTGAATCGCCATTTATCAGATGAATTTACCGACATATATAATTATATCATGAAAATAATTACAACCGCGAATATATATCCGATAATTTACACAGATTTTGCATATATTTCACAGAATGCGCTTTATTTATATCACTCATATTTTTTATAGGTTCGCGCAGTGTTTCGATGATGCGCATAATTTCGTTTGCATTTGCTAAATTCTTCAAATCGGCGGAATAATCTTTTGTATAAAAAAAGTCCGTATTTCCTTCATCAATCTCTCTTTTATATTGCATATAAACGAAAAAATGCCAGGCTTTTAATATACAACTAACATTCATTTTTCTGAAAACCTCAAACGTGGTTTTCGCAACCTTCAAATCCTCTTTTTCCGGGAATAGTTTAATAATTTCATCCACGAATTCGAAAAAATGCTTATTAAATGTTTTTAATATAGTTGTTTTTTGAGAAGACATGAAATGGTATCGCGGTATATTTTTATATCTTTTCCAGCCATATTTGAAATATACTACACTAGATGACACCCCCGCCCCCCTTTGATCCTATACAACCTATTTCACGCCCCCTTTGATACTGCGATTCTAAATACCATACACATTTGGTGGTATAGTAACGGGAACTTCAATATTGCGTTTTTGTTGCAAATTGTCGATAGTTGCACTTTCATCCAATTTATCGGGGCGATATGTATCGGGTGGGGTTTGTATAGTTAAATTGTCGTGAGTAGCACTGACATAATTATATAGCGGTCTCATACCGGCCTTCCCTTTTGCACTTAATGCGTCCGGTGTCATATCATAAGAGGTGTATTGTTCGGATATAATATTAGATGACCCGGAAGGTTGTCCTAAAATATACCCAATTGGCTCGCCGTTTTGCTGCGCGATTTCCGACTTTCGTATCATTGGATTCAAATATTCCACGATTGAACCGCCGAAAATAGCTCTATAATTCTCTTTCAATAATAAAATCGCGGGAACACTGTGGACATTGGGCGGCAAAATGATGCGTTTTCCGTTTTCTAATTCTATCCGATATTGACCAGTTTGCGTATCTTGTGAACGTTTATCGATGCAAATACATGTTATTTTATCCATCAATGAATGTTTTGTGATGAATTGGAGTATTTCTTTACAGTTGGGACAGAAGTTGCTATAATATAATATGTCCATTCGATGTATTATATTATATGATCAAATACGAATAATTCCGTTATGCCGAATTCACGCACATAGAATAAAGAAGGCGATTTTGGAAATAAAAAATGAAATATCCTAAAGCTACCAAAAACATTTGGAAATAATAATCGCCCCCCTTCTTTTTAGAAATACCAAATAATAACGATGTTACAAGGGCAAATATTAAGAATACAAATCCTATCACAGATAAGTAATAAAAGTAAATACAGTATTGTTTGCTGAGTGGGCCAAAGAGTTTATCTATACTCGTCATTATATCATATATAAAGATTTTGTTGTTTACTCTGCCATTATTGCTAAATGACAATATTTTATGGTCGAATTTCTTTCTTCCATTTCACAAAGGTTGCAATTGTAATGTAAATACCACTATTCGGAACCAGAAAACGAATCCACTTTGAATTAGAAGGGAGTCCCTTTAGGGCGTCCTATTTACACCCTTTACCTGAATAAAATGTCCAATATCCAATATTCACTGGTATAAAAAGGATAAAAACTAAATATGACTATACTATAATAATAATAATGGAAAATGAATATGTATGGAAAATCATTAATACGTATTTTCGCGATAACCCACAAGCTTTAGTAACACATCATATAGAATCATATAATGAGTTTTTTAATACGGGGATTTTCAAGATATTTCGCGAAAAGAATCCCATCGAAATTTCGGCGAGATGGGACGAAATCATTGGGGATTATAGGTCAAAATGTATTATGTATATGGGCGGGCGAGATGGAACACGTGTTTATTTTGGGAAACCAATCATATATGACGAAACGCGAAGCCATTATATGTATCCAAATGAGGCAAGGTTGCGCAATATGACGTATGGGATGACGGTGCATTATGACATTGAAATTGATTTTATAGATATTTTAGAAAAAGGAGAGGCGCCTAAAATCATTGGTGGAGGAGGAGAAGAGGATGACGGAGGTGGAGAAGATGTCGGTGGAGGAGAAGAGTATCACGGAGAAGTTGCACAGGATGGCGGAGGCAAAAAGGAGATAGAAGAAAATCCGAATAAACCGCGGGCAAAAGACCGCAAAAAAACGCTGAAAAAATTCGCACCTACGGAATTAGCGACCATTCGCGAAGCAACGGAAAAATCCATGATAAATGAAAATACACAACGCAGCACCCACATTTTAGAAAATATTTATCTGGGAAAGTTTCCCATTATGGTCCAATCCAACTATTGTATTCTTTCTAAATTATCCAAAGAATTGCGATTTTCATTCGGTGAATGCCGCAATGATACCGGCGGATATTTCATTATCGACGGCAAAGAAAAATCCATCATCCCTCAAGAAAAATTCGCCGATAACATTTTATATACACATAAATTCCCCCCGGACGACAAATATATTCTATCCATCGAAATACGGTCGGTGTCGGAAAATGTGTCGAAACCCAAACGCACACTTGCAGTCAAACTCGTCGCTCCTTCAAACAACCTCACCGGCCACAATATCGTGGTAACTATACCCAATGTCCGCGCACCCGTTCCCATCTTCATCCTTTTCCGCGCATTAGGCATACTCTCCGATAAAGATATTATACAAACATGTTTATTAGACTTGGACAAATACGAAAGCATGACTGAATTATTCGTCCCGTCTATTTATGACGCAGGTGCAGTAATGACCCAACGTGCCGCATTGAAATATATCGGTATTCTAACCAAGGGCAAAACCGTGACCTATGCGCTGGAAATTCTGACGGATTATTTTTTCCCACATATAGGCGAAACCAATTTTACCCAGAAAGCGTATTATTTGGGGTATATGATCTTTCGGCTCTTGAATATCCATACGGGAGTGGAAGAAGAAATCAATCGCGATAATTTCAAATTCAAGCGTATCGAAACGACGGGGTCGCTATTAAACGACTTGTTCCAAGAGTATTATACCAAACAATTAAAGGAAATCCACCTCGAATTCGAAAAGAAATTATATTATAACGAAGATATTTATTCGAATAATTTATATACATTAATCACGGAGAATTACAAGGACGTTTTCATTAACCGCGTAGTAGATGCGGGGTTTAAAAAAGCGTTCAAAGGCAATTGGGGAGCACAGCCACATACAAAGCGCATTGGCGTAGTTCAAGACCTCAACCGTTTATCGTTTTTTTCGGCAATGGCGCAAATGCGAAAAACGAGTATGCCTCTTGATGCGGGTCTTAAAATAGTAGGACCGCGACTTTTACACTCATCCCAATGGGGGTTTTTTGACCCCTTAGATACACCCGATGGTGGAAATATCGGATTAATTAAAAACTTGGCGATATCGGCATATATAACAAATGGCATGCCCCGCGAATTAATCGTTCAATGGTTGCGTCGAAATGCCATCTTGCGTTTTCTAGAAGAATGCCAACCCCAAGAATTAGCGCAAATGACCCGCGTGTTTATTAATGGATATTGGTGTGGTTCACTTGATGACCCGATTGAATGTGTCAACAAGTTCAAACTATTCCGCCGCAATGGCCTTTTGCCTATCCAAGTGAGTATTTCATTTGATATTAAACATAATAGCATATTTATTTACACGGATAAAGGACGACTTACTCGCCCCCTTTTTTATAAAGATGCGAACCCGGATAATTTCGCAATAGAAACCCCCGCAATTATGGAGCGAATCAACCGGGATGAATTCACATGGGAACAATTATTGTCGGGGTTTCATTCAAAAAAGGTTGCGGATTTCAATCCATATCATAGTAAAGTATATGAATTAACCGAATTATACGAAGGAATACGCGGAGAATCAAACCCGGCAAAACAAGCCAAATTCATAGAAGACAAGGCGGTAATTGATTATATCGATACGAATGAGAGTGAAGACTTATTAATCGCTCTTCGGAGTGAAGATAATACAAAATATCATACACATTTGGAAATACATCCGTCATTCATATTTGGCGCAATGTCTAATATGATTAACTTCCCCGAAAATAATCCCGCAACCCGAAATGCATTTTCCAGCAGTCAGAGCAAACAAGCCGTTTCATTGTATCATACAAATCATCAAATGCGAATGGACAAATCCGCGGTAGTTATGAATACAGGAGAAATACCAATTGTAAAAACGCGGTATTTAGAATATGTTACAAATGAGGAGAATTACTATGGTAAAAACGTGATAGTGGCAATTATGGTATATTCCGGGTATAATATGGAGGATTCTATTTTGATAAATGAGGGGTCATTAAAACGCGGTCTTTTCCGAACTACTTACTATACAACATATGAAACACACGAAGAAAAATCGAACAGTAGCTCAAGCACCGGCGGAGAAATCGCCGAAACAAGCAAAGTGTTTGGAAATATAGAAAACACGTTGGGTGTAGTGGGGCAAAAGCCCGGGTATGATTATAGTAAATTGGACGATTATGGGTTGATATTAGAAAATACGCCGGTGAATGATAAAACTGTATTGATTGGCATGACAAGCGGGGGCTCAATGACTGCATCAGTCGAAGGAGAATACCCGAAAAGAATGGATGATTCCGTGTTTCCTAAAAAAGGGCAACTTGGGTATGTAGACAAAAGTTTTATTACAGAGGGAGAAGAAGGACAACGCATTGCCAAAGTTCGAATTCGCGAACAACGAATACCGTCATTAGGCGATAAATTGGCATCACGCGCGGGGCAAAAAGGCACTGTTGGACTAGTGATGCCCGAAAGTGATTTCCCCTTCACGAAAGACGGTATCCGACCTGATCTTATAATCAATCCTCATGCCATACCCAGCCGCATGACAATCGGGCAATTAGTCGAAACATTAATAGGGAAGGCTTCTGTTATGTATGGTTCATTTGCAGATGCATCGGCATTTCAAAATCGCGGGTCAAAAGTGGGCATATATGGCGAATTGTTGTCTAAAATTGGGTATCATTCAAGTGGAAATGAGATACTATACAATGGTATGACGGGAGAACAAGTAGATATGGAAATATTTATGGGTCCGACGTATTATATGCGTTTGAAACATATGGTGAAGGATAAAATTAATTTTAGAGCACAAGGACCGCGAACCGCACTTACGCGACAGCCTGTGAGCGGTCGTGCAAATGATGGAGGGTTGCGTATAGGCGAAATGGAACGCGATGGTGTCATTTCACATGGTGCGGCGAATTTTTTGACGGAATCCATGATGGAACGCGGGGATAAATATTATATGGCAGTTTGTAATACTACTGGTATGATTGCAGTATACAATCCGGATAAAAAGATTTTTATTAGTCCTATGGCGGATGGACCTTTGAAATTTGTGGGGGTTTTGGATAAAATGAATGTATCAAATATAACAAAATATGGAAGATCATTCAGTGTGGTGAGTGTTCCGTATTCATTCAAATTATTAATACAAGAATTATTGACAATAGGGATGGAACTGCGTATTATTACAGAAGACAATATTGAACAATTAGAAAATATGTCGTTTTCTGGAAACGTGGAAAAATTAACCGGACGTCCAATCGAAGATATTATACGAAGCACTCGAGAAAACATTGGAAAAATAAGCCATATACAATCCTTCCCTCCGGAGAGTCCAGAATATGCTGCTGCTGCGATAAGTCCGCAATATCCATATCAAACAACAACTCCGCCTTATCCTCCTCCTCCTTATCCTCCTCCTCCTCTAGATGGAAGCCCCGAGTATGCTCCTGCTCTATCGGGAAGTCCTGAATATGCACCTCCTCTAGAGGGGAGTCCCGAGTATGCTCCTGCTATAGGAACTCCTGAATATGCACCTCCTCTAGAGGGGAGTCCCGAGTATGCTCCTGCTATAGGAACTCCTGAATATGCACCTCCTCTAGAGGGGAGTCCCGAGTATTTGTTGAAAGGAGGAACTCACCCTTTTGTAAAAAACCAAACCGTATTTCTCCGGAATGATACAAAACCAAGGCTATGGACGATTGAACGTACAGGTTTAAATTTCATTACAATCAGAACAAATGACTCGCACGGAATCGATAATCTAGATAATATGGTAAGGGTTGTAAAAAAAGACGAGATTTATGAATATGACCCACAAATTGCAACCACTTATATGCAAGAATTGCATCAAAATGAGCAAAGTCAAATACAACAACCATATAAAATGGGTCAATATTTCTCTCCTTCCCAGCCAGTTCCTTCCTATCCAGTTCCTTCCTATCCAGTTCCTTCCCCACCAGTTCCTTCCCCACCAGTTATCAATGTGATTGTAGGGAATAATAATAAAACGACGAACGATTTAGATACAGAATCAGATTACAATGCAAACAATAGCAATGAAGAAATCGCGAGAGAAGAAGAAAAAATAAACGAGAAAAAAGGCGGAGGTGAACAAGAAGCTCCTAAAAAAAACATGTTTGAGAAAGCAATCGATTTTACCAAAGGGTTATTCATCAAAAAAATGCCATAAACAATTTTACCAAAAAATCCCATACAAAATTGATTCTAATAAACAAAATAAAAAAGAGTTAAACATATTACCATATAGTATATTACTGATTTTCAACTCGTAAAATGACATCATTATCAAGCAACCGCATATTGTCAATCTATAATTCGCGAAATACAATTCTCAAACATTTAGCAAAAAGAGAATATGATACTACCGGATACATGGATTTTAATATCAATGAAATCGATATCATGTATTCCAAAAGTCAGCTCGACATGTTTCTTTCGCGCGAACCTATCGAAAATTTCGGGACAAACGTCTATGTTAAATATTATTTGGATGCCAAACAATTGCGACCACCTAATTTAGACGAAATCGTCGAAGACCTTTTTACCATAGAAACGATTCTGCAAAAAACAGACACGCTTATCATCATTGTAAACGACGAACCCAATGACACGATTAAATCGAAAGTAAAATATTTATATGATCGAGAAGGCATTTTCGTGGTCATTCACAGTATTCAAAGGTTGCAATTTAATATTTTGGAACACATTTTAGTTCCCGAATTGACGGTTTTAGGCGAAGCCGAACTATCGAAATTGATGACAGAGTATAATTTGAAAACGGCCATGAATTTGCCGAAAATTTCCAGATTTGACCCTCATGCATTAGCTTGTATGGTTCGCCCCGGCCAAATTTGCAAATTTCTACGCAATAGTGTGACTGCACTAACTACCGAGTATTATCGTATTTGTGTATAATATATGTCAAATACAATACAAAGTGTAGATACAATTTACGTAGGATACAGTCCAACGCAATTAAGCGACCTTTCGCAAAACACTAGTTATACCAAACAAAGTTGCGACGCTGATAAAATACTAAATGCTGAATTGAATTATAAAGATGGGGTTCCTTTTTTTTCGATGGACCATGCGCTGACGCCATCGCAAAATTTTTCGGTATCATATGGCGGAGAAACTTTATCTTTGGATTTAAGTAATAATGGTAAATTATCTTTGAAGAATGGGAGTAATATGTTTTGGTCAGCATGTGATATACTGAGCACTAGTAACGAAATCGGTAAGTTTAATTTATTAAATAGTTATGATTGTAGTGCCGGAGGAATGAATTTGAGTGGAAATGTTGTTGTAAATCCATATTGTAACCTTGACCAGACTACGGGTAATTTCACTTGTTACGACCAAAGTATTGTAGGAAATTCAATACCATATATACAATGGAATATGAATCCGAAGGCCTCTTGCGATAAAACATATATGGTGATGAATGGGTTTTCAAATACCGATTATACCGGAAATATTACTATGATGACAAACAGTGGTAATATTTTAGCATCTACAAATAGTGTATTGAATGGCTGGGCCACATCAAATATATCTGGCAACTTTGATAATGCACATAAATGCGAAAAGAAAATTGCAGAAACTGATTTAATTAAGCAATCTCATGACAATGAAGTCGCAAGTCAATTATATCAAGATGCACTTGCAATATATAACATACAATGTGTAAATCGTATTAATTTATTGATTGGTATAATAGGAACAATATGGTATACCTATTATCTATCAAAATCGTAAGATATGTAAGATAAAAAGTAAATAACTATTATATAATGTCTGCAACCTCATCCGATATATTAAATAAAAATTATTATATATTTGATTCATCTTCTAATTATGTAAGAGATAATACAATACCAGTAGATTCTACTTCGTATTTAAATCCGGTTACATATACTGGTTCTCCCAACCATCCTATATTTACCAGTGTTAGTCCTAATTCGTCGTCCTTTATTGGAAACACAAATGCAACATATCCACTTTTTTTGAGACAAGGACCTTATAATTTATTTGACCTTCAAACACAAATCTCGAATCGGTCGAATATTTTAATCAATGCATTAATACAATTATCAAATTGCGATAAATTGACAAAATTCGTTAACACCACGACGGTAGTACCATACAATCAAAACAATCCTCTTTTACAACAAAAAATAACCGACGACAATTTAAAAACTGCCGGATGTAATTTGTTTAATAATGTAACAACATTTACAGGCAGTCTAACTACTCAGAATGCAAACATTATCTCTAACGGATTATCTGTATCTATATTTCAACCGGGGATATATAGCGGGTCCAACATAAATACATATCCCGATGTAAGTAGTAATTATACGGTTCATGATATAGTAGCTAGTAAGTATGGAGGACCGAAAGGGATCCCCTCTCAAATATGTGATATAACAAATCTCACGAATAATTTGAGCACCATTATTCAATGGATTACAGATAGCAATGACCCTAGTATATTAGAAAATACACTCTGTAATTTAAGTGATATTAAAAAAACAGAAGATGAAAATGTCGCACTACGTAATGATTTAGATAACAAAGTAAAAGAAATCTTACAATCAAACGACTCATACTTTGGGGAATCAAAACAGAATTTAGATACGGCCATATATACAAATATTATGTGGACTATTTTAGCGACATCGATACTTTATTTTGTATTCGCCAAAATGTAAATCTTGCCTACTATTTTATTTATTCAAGAGTTTAATATAGTAAATAATATATAAAATGGCAGCAAGTGATTTATCTCCGCTAACGAATAATATACAGAAGTATACAAATACGCAAAATTCGATTAGTCAATCATATCAAAATAAAATGGATGGAATTAGTCAGTATAATAACTATAAGAATAGAATCGGAGTCCTCTCGGCCGGAGACAGTATTTTAGATATAAATCCGCGTGATATTCAAATGAAAAAAACGACGGGCGATATAAAGAATGAAGATGTAAAACAATTAATACTCCAAGAAAATTCTTTGTTTTCCATTGGCGTTATTACATGCGCAACACTTTTAATTGCCGGAATATTTATTTCAAAATCAAATGAAGCATAATACCTATTTATATATTATAATATATAAATGGATCCAAACATATGGGATGGCGAATCAACTATGTTAAGCTATATTTTTCCAACTAATAATTACGGGAGTGATATACAAAATTTGAAAGGAAATATAACATCATTATCCGCCACAATTGCCGCAGGACAATCAAAAATTGAAAGCACATTGCAGAAACAAAACGACATGAATACGATAGTTACCAATGAAAAAACACGTTTGCAGAGCAAAGAGCAATCGATTAATAATGCAAGCTCAGGAATCAAACGAATGACAAATATCAATTATAATTATCAAAAACGATATTGGGATTATACGAAAATTGTCATTATCTGGACATGTGTTTTAGCATTATATTTGATATTGAATTTATTAGTGAAATATTTTCCCGTCATTCCAATTGCGCTAATTGATTTTCTCATTTTGATTTCAATTATAACCGGATTTTTGTATTCATTTTGGATATATAATAATTTGTTACATTATGACCCATCCTATTATGGGAAAATAAGTCCAGAGCCGCCGAAGAAACCGGGAGATGGCACACTAAGTAATGCCGATATTGCCGCGGGAGGTGGTTTAACCAGCACTACTGTTGCCGATGCAACTTCATGTAATGGTCCGTCCTGTTGTGCATATAATGGTATATATGATATTAATGGTAACCTAGTAGCCGGAAGTAATACATTTTGGAGTTATGCAACAAATCAATGTGTTGCTGCATGTCCTACAGGAACTAACCCGGGTGATGGTGGTATATGTGTCAGCGGAACACATGGGTTTAGTACAATGGTTATAAATGGATTATACAATCAACCATCTGCAGATTCCCCCTCGGAATTTACCGAATATTCTCGTTACAAATAAAGAGGTGTATATATATAAATGTCCGGTCAAGATTTGGAATCTGATATACAAACACGTGTTTTGAAACAACAACTTCAGACAAATAGCGACGCATATTCGACGAATTATCAAAAAGTAATGTATCAAAACGTCGAAACAACAAAAGTTGTGCAAAGCATTTTTTATTTTTTCTGGGTTTATGTTTTGTGCGTGCTCGTTCTTTGCTATTTTTTATATAAAGAGCCAACCATGACAAAATGGGTGAAAATAGTAATTCTTTTACATTTTATCCTATATCCGCTATTTATTTATATATGCGAACAGCAAATATATGCAGTATATTCTTATTTTTATTCGCTCATTAGCGGAACGCCATATGTTACTGTATATGTTAGCGGATTGGCGTCTTGGCCCAACTATGGAAATCAAGGAAATATGGTGAATAATATAAAAATAACAGCGCCAAATCCGCCTCCATTTACTTGAAACCCTTGACCCTTTCATCGGGGCATTTGATATAATAAACATATTATATCAAACCTTCATTGGTATAAATCAAAGCTGTAAATAATATAATGCTTTCTTTTTAGTTTTCAAATTTATCAAAATCGCGGCATTTTTAGGTATCATTTGATTGTTCGCAATGGGGGTAACATTTTTCCGGGTAACGAGGAAATTCGCGGTATCTGTAATATTGTCATAATAAAGGGAATATGGACCATTTCTGAATATTACCGCATATTCCGTATCTGCATACACTAACGTGCCCTCAAATTTTATATCGCCTTTTTTGAAAAGTTGCATCATAAATTGCAATGCCTCGAACATATACACTTGTTTGCTTTTGATTATTTTGGATAATGTTCGCAAAATGGTGATATATAAAAAGAATATTCGTTCTGAATCCGTGTGTCCTTTTATGTGTTTTCTGAGTTTGGGATCTATCCATGATTCGATGGGGGTTTTATGTTTGCGGAAATCTTGTATATTACCATTATGCATAAAGACTTGATTTTGAAATAAAAAAGGGTGGTTGTCTTCGATTTTATTGCCGATTTTCAGGGATGGATTATTATATCGCAAATGGCCGAAAATAACACTATATGGTTTGGAGAATATAGCGTTATCCATTAGATTCTCCCCCCTTAGATTCTCGACGGTGGTGGGTATACAGGGAGTTTTGTATAGGATCCATTTATGATTGCGTAAAACGGCAAATCCGTAACCATCGTTTGGTTGACCGTCTTTCATGTTTTTGGAGGAGGAATTCATTTGTTGTAAAAAAAGGGGGATGTATTTATCTGTATTTTTTGTGTGAAAAGAGAAGAAAAGCCGGCACATATATATTGGTTTACATATTTATCAATCTATCTAATATATCTAATCTGCATCTGTTATTACATCGTCTTCACTATTCGCCAATTCGTCGTTCATCGCAATATTGAGCCATCCCTTATTCGTGACTTTCCCGAATTCGGAATCCATGGCTTCGTGCAACTCTTTCATTGTGGATTTATTCGGTCGCGTGCCATTCTGTGTCTGGAACCAAACGGTGAAATCGTTATTGAGAACGGGTCTGCGCAAATTGGTTCCCGGTTGTTTCGAGATTCTTTCTGAAATATAAGATGCAATGACATCTTCGCGCATTTTGTATGCATTACTCGATGCAATGACTTTTGCGCAATCTTTTACGCGTCCTTTATTCACTTTGGTAATTTCGATTAACATGGATGCGAAAACTTCTTTCCACGCGCTAAATCTTTCGTGGATATTTCGGTCGAGTTTGTATTGGTATGGTTTTTCCGGGTCGCCAGTTACCGGGTTATCTGTGAAAAGGGCTTCGAAATCCATTACGCGGATACGTCTCCATGTTCCATGGTCTCTCGCGTCGATTTCCATGAAATGATTGGCACATACTACCAATTTGAATTGCGGTTTGAAAGACGTGCAATTCTGGAAGAGGGCGCGACCCTGGATATTATCACACCCGGTGATTTGTTTGAGCATACCTTCGATGATTTTGTCGCCTTTGGATGGTTCCTGCATGACTGCAAATCTCACGCCTTTGAGCGCGATGATTTCGGGGGAAACGCCGCCTGTTTGCACACGTTTTTGTGTGATGAGAGAAAGCGGTGCATCGGCTTTGTAGTCGCCTAAGACCTTTTCCATCAAAATTATCAATACTGATTTCCCGTTCTGTCCATGTCCTATATAATTATTGAATGTTTGGTCTGGATTGCCTCCAATGAGCGTAGATGCCAAATGTTCCCATGCATATTGGCGGAGCTCTTCATTCGGGAATAGTTTAGCCATAAAATCTTTTATTTCCAACACGATGGGGTCGTCTAACGGCGGATGGATCACATAATCAATATTGGTGCATAGGGAAATACAATCTTCCGGTTTACCCGGTCGGAAAACGCCCTCGTTGAAATCCATGACGCCGTTGCGGAAACAGGTGAGATAGTGGTTTTCGTCGAGTTTATTCATGAAATTGCGGTCATAAAACAAATCAGCGGCCTCGCGCAAGATGTCGCGCTTATTATGGGCATTCCCCAGCATTTCCATTATCTGATTTGATTTTTGTGCGCGATTGAGGATGGCCTTTTTTAGCGGCGAATCATTTTCGACAATGGCCCCCGCTTGGATGCATAATTTGGTGTGTTTCGCGTGGAATAATTCGCGCGTATGCTTTGACATGGCTAACCGGAAATCCGTGGCAGAATCGATTTCTATCCATTTGTGCGAAAGGAAGCGATACCAAATGTTGTTTTTGATGTTGCTACATACATATTCGCCTTTGTATATCTGAAAGAGGATGAACGCGATATCGTAATCCCCGCATTTTTGTATTTTCACTTTTTCGTCGGATGTGACGGTAATACCGGTGCTGAGAATTTTGTCGATATAATAATCCACGCTGGTTTTGCGGATATCGTCGTATTTTTGCGGGGCGTCTTGTTTCGCCCAATGTAAGATTGACCTCTCCGTCAATCCTTTTGTCCCGCGGATGAGTTGAACGTCGAATTTCTGCCATCGATCATATAAATCCCTTATCTCGGAAAATGTGAACCCGGGCGATTGTGCGCTGAATGCAACCCAGATAAGAAACATACAATCGCTTACATTTCTGAGCGCCCAGCCTACGCGAATCCATTTCGTGAATGAGCCGGCGCCGTAATAAGATTCCGGTAGAATCATGACATATTCGTATGTTTCCTTGATGTCGTAATTATCTTTATCGATTGAATCCAGAAATTGCTTCAATGCAGCAGTCAGTTCTTCCGCGTTTTTAATGGAACAATATTCGGCGTTTTTGGAGAACGCGTTTGATCCTATACCTATGCTTAACCCGCCTCCGGAGCCCCCCCCCGCCGTCGCAAGAGATGCGGCGGGTTTGGCCGTTCCCATTTCGACGAACCGTTTATATTCTTCTTGGAATGTGCGTTTGATGAATGGCGCATAATGCCCGGCATAACGCACGGAGACTTTTTCCAAATTCGCGCCTAGGTCGAATGTTGCGGGATTGACATCGGAAATGATGAATTCGCCGTCTTCCGCGTCGAATTTTATCATTTTTATGTATGTGATCCTATACGCTTCGTGTTTTGGCTTACATGACCCGTGCAATTGCCAATTCGTGGTGCCTTTGCTAATCCCTTCGTCAAATACATCATTCCACGTATTGATGATTGGTAAATCGGCCCAGGTAGTTCCCCCTATTTTCTGCATGATTTTTTCGCGTAATAATTGCTGGACAAATCGGTCCGCCTGAATTCCGAAAACCATGTGAATCCCGTCTTTTGTGCAGTTTTTTTCGATGACTTGATTGACCGATGTTTTTTCATATACGTATAATGGGAATTCGCAATCTGCGTCGAACTGATACATGCTCTTGAACTCTTCTAGATAAAGGTCGATTAAGTCATGTATATGATCCGGATTATACAGCCGGGTTTTAATATCATATGCAAAACGCAAATCGACGTCTACGAGAATAGGGCCATTTGCGGTCAACTGGCGTTCGGTCAAATACTCGGCGTTCCCTTTCGCCAAAATATCGCGATGGTATAGTTTCAAAAATTCGGGATAATCTTCATCCGAAATGTGGTAGTTTCCTCCATATATTCCCGAAGAGGTATCTCCAATACGAGTATTTGTAGATTCGAGAGGGGGGGCCACATCCGATTTTATAATTGCATGATTTTTTAGAAAATCATTCAAAGTTTTCGCTTTTATTGTTTTGGGTTCTTTCTTTGGTTTGATTTCTTTCGCTTTGATTTGTTTCGTATTGCTCATTGTTTCCATCTTTAGATATTATATTGGGATATTTTTAATTCATTATATATAAGATATTTTAATCAATTTTACAGTATAGACCAATATAATCATAAAATGCGCAACCTTATTATGCTGTGTATATAGCTTATTATATTTCGGGTATTGAGTTGAAATGCGCTGGAAGAAAGGAGAGGTTGGGTCTAGTTTATATAAATGATATAGATGCATGGTTGCGAAATATAAAATTGATTCGGTTTAATAGAATTTAAATATATTAAACCTATAATTATAATATACAGACATCATGAAATTTTGCCTAAAGTGCGATAACATGTATTATATCAGTATTCACCCGGAGGATTCGAACCAGCTCACTTATTACTGCAGATATTGTGGGCATATAGATGAAATGGTTGCATCCGAGGGATTGTGTGTTTTAAGCACGGACCTTCAAAAACGCGAACAGAAATTTAATCATATTATAAATAAATATACGAAATTGGACCCCACCTTGCCGAGAATTAGCAATGTCAAATGTCCAAATGGGGGGTGCGCAACAAACGAAGAAGGCGGGAAACCCCCCGAGATTATTTATATAAGATATGACGATGCAAATTTAAAATATTTGTATTTGTGCGTGGATTGCGATACGACATGGTAATTTTAGGGCGTTATAGTATAGAATCAAATATGTTGCCCGATTCTGAAAATTGTATCCAAGAATCTTATATTCAAAATAAAAAGCGACAAGAATATGCGAATCGACAAAAATACATAGAAAAACGAAATTGTTGCAATGAAAAATCTTGTGCACTATTATCAAATGAGTATGGAATATTGAAGAATGAGTGTAATGATATATTTCAAAATGACGAGAATAAATGCAACCTTTGGAAAGATAGAGAAAATAAATATGCGTCTGAGGCAAAAACGTATGATACGAATGCAAAATCTGCAGCATGGCAAGATTTTTTAATGTCGCCCATAACTCCCGAAAAACGGCGGAAAATAGCGTCTGAATACGTGAAATATAAACGCGTGAATGAGCATTTAGTTGAAAAAAATCCGCCCATGTGGTCAAAAAAAGAGAACGCGTTATTTAACGAGACCAATGTTTTCGCCAAAGAATTCAATAACCTGCGTAGAGGTAACCGCGGGGAAAAGGTTGCGAAAGAATTGAATCGAATCGCGGAGGGGGTAGATAAAAAATTGGCGTCTGAGGAAAAACTTAGAAATATCACGAGAAAAAATACGAGACGTAATCGGGATTTTTCTGTTTCGGAAATGCAAAATAAAGAACCAAGCCGAACAAGTCGTTCAAAGCGAGTTACTTTTAATTCGGGGGGGAGAAAACAAAAGAGGAAACCGATTCGCACTAGGAAGATGAAATAGGTTGTATATGATCACATACAATCAATCGGCTTCGCCTCCCTACCACCCCCTTTTCAAAAGGTTGCGCTTTTTTATTTTACGCATTTGCACATTTTGTTATATTTTTTATAACCGGTTTTATATAATATAATTATTATCATTATATTATAGGACCATACAACCTATTTCCGTGTTATTTTTCTATTATACTTTCTAAAATAAAAAAGCGCAACCTTTTGAAGGGGGGGGGGCGAAGCCGATTGATTGTATAGGATCATATACAATCTATTTTATAATCGGAGTTTGAAAAATCATTGCTGTGAAAATAATTATTTCAAATTTCCAACAAAATATTATAATCGGATTTTGAAAAATTATAGATTTTCAAAATACTTTATCTCCTTCCTCCAAAAATTTTTTTTCGCGGCCTGTGGCCGCTCCATTCCATTCACATAACCCGGTCTCTAGTAAAATAGATTATTTGTTTTGTGTTGCGGGTATCTGAGCGGCCGCAGGCCGCGAAAAAAAATTTTTATCGTTTATTTTTATCGTTTATTTTTATCGTTTATTTTTATCGTTTATTTTTATCGTTTATTTTTATCGTTTATTTTTATCGTTTATTTTTATCGTTTATTTTTTGGGTATTTTTTGGGTATTTTTTGGGTATTTTTTTCTCTTTACAAAGGGAAAAATAAAAAGATTTGAATCATATAAAACAGTTGAGTTGAGCCGTAGCCCGGGGCAGAAAGATTCAAAGTATATGATCCTATACAATTAATCGGCTCCGCAACCCTACGGTTGGTGACTACACCACCAATTATGGTGTAATTCTTTTGATTGAACTTATTTTTATTTTTAGAAATTGGTCCATTGTGGACCAACACCAAGTAAAGGGTTAAACACCCAATTTTTGCGTTTAAATGTCAATTATTATATACATACATATTGTATAATTATGATAATTCAGCAATTATTAGACACTTTATATTCTCAAAATTCTCCATATTTATCTTGTGAAGAAAAATATATTGATAATGGATATCCTCATACAAGTATTGTATATGATTTATTACAAATATTATTTACAAATATAGAACCTACTTATATTGTTGAGTGTGGTAGTATGTTAGGTGGTTCAGCAATTAGAATGGCTGAAACATTAAAACATAATAATAAATCTACAGAAATAATATGTATTGATCCATTTACTGGAGATGTTAATATGTGGGATTGGGAAAAAGTTGGAGGCATTGGTAATGGTGGTTGGCGTTTTTTAAGATTAGAAAATGGAATTCCAACAATATATAAAAGATTTTTAGCAAATTGTAGATATAGCGGGTTTGAGCATAATATATTACCTATAAATGCTACAACAAGTGTAGGAATAAAACTATTACAGAGATTATTTTTTCAAAAAAGAATTAGTGTATTGCCTAACTACATATATTTAGATTCAGCACATGAAAAAGATGAAACATTCATTGAATTATCTTTATGTTGGAATTGTTTAATTAACAATAGTATATTATTTGGAGATGATTGGGCATGGGATGCAGTAAAAGAAGATGTAATTAAATTTTCAAATGAGATAAAAGATACAACTGATTATGAAAATTTGAATAAAATTCATAATTTAATAAATGGTTCGCAAATATATAATAGTAATATTTTATTATATAATGGTCAATGGATATTATTCAAGAAATAATAATTCACTTTATTGTTCTCATATAAAATGGGTGTTTACATGAGAAAAGATGTAAAAGATTTACAAATATTAAATTGTTCGTAAAATCAGACATTACGGTCGTGTCGGACTCTTTGAGCTTGGTTGAAGGTTGCCGTTTTTTATTTTCTTTCTAAAGTAAAACAGTTGAGTTGAGCCGTAGCCCGGGCCATAACCTGGGTGAAGCCCGGGGCAGAAAGACCAAAGTATATGATCCTATACAATTAATCGGCTCCGCCACCCTACGTTCGGTCCTACGGTTGGACCTTGGCAAAGGTTGCGCTTTTTTATTTTAGAAAGAAAATAAAAAAGTAAAAAGTCGACTGGCGACGTAGACCGGAACATAAGGGGTGAACTATAGGATCATATACAACTACTTGACATCACAACCTTGGTGGAAGGTTTTATTTTTATTTTATAAAGGAAAATAAAAAAGGTCTAAATAATTAAGTGCTTTATTATAATAAACAGAATCATTTTACAGTATAGGAGGGATAAGGAACGAATAAGGAACGAATAAGGAACCTGGGTTCCCTACTTACTTACAATATCTCTAAATCTCTCAATCTCCAGTATTCACACGCTCCATTCGGCAATGGTCGCTGAACAATAAACGGCAATTTTTTCGATTCGAATTCTTTCAATGCGATCAAATACCCATCCATCATATCCGGTTCTACTTCTACAAACAATTCTGCACCCGCATTGATTTGTTTAGCCCGTTCACCTAAAATGCGGGCTTTTTCGTATCTCGTGACAAAGGTTGATGTTTTATGAAAGGGGTCTACGATTTCTCCATTAGGACCACGCACGATTTTACACAATGTTTCTATTTCGTCATTATTGTGAATCTGAAGGTCGGTATGATACTCTTCAATCACCTTGCGCTGAATATCCTTTTCGAATTTCTGCAAATAATCCGCGTCTTCATCTTCTACTGAATCGTCGTCGTCGTCGTCGCTTCTAGCATAAATGTCTTCATTATATCCTTCGATATTCATCGGTTCTTCATCGCCCTCCCCCGAAATACCAATCCGCCGTGTTCCCCTCTCCAATTGTTCGTGTGTTTCTATTTCTTCATCATCATCCGACTCAATCGAATCCGCGTCAGATTCGATAGAACCAGCACCAACCGAATCGTTATCGGATTCGTCGATTAATTCATCGACATCTATTTTGGTAGATTTGCCGATTTTTATTTTAGGTTGCGGTTCAATGGATTCGTCACCACTTTCACTAGAGTAATCTTCAATATCGGACATGGTTCAATGAGTAATGTAATATATGTTATATTTATATGTTATTTTTCGGAGAATCAATCAATTTTTTGAGACGCGGAATTTCTGGTTGGGACCTTTGTGACAGGGGTATGTGATCAATTGGCCGCTATTATAATTCCCCGCTTTTACATCAAGGCATTTTTCGTTTTGTCTAATCTCTCCATTTTTCAAAATCCATTTCTGCGATTTTCTCGTTTTACGAGGTGAGTGGCATTTTTTCTGAACGACTTTTCCGTTTTTTACGTCCATGCATTTTTTCGAATATTTCGATATTATTTGTTTCGTTCCTTTTTTGAACAAGAATTTCTGGTTGGGTCCTTTGTGGCAAGGATACATAATCAGAGGATTGTTTTCAGTTTTGATACCGCCATATACGTCGAGACAATATTTTTTATTATTTTTCTTTTGGGTGAGAGTAACCATCGAAAATGTGCAAAGTGTTTATATATATCATGTAGAAAAAATAAAACCTTTCACCAAGGTCCAACCGTAGGGTTGCGGAGCCTATTAATTGTATAGGATCATATACTTTGGTCTTTCTGCCCGGGCCATAACCTAGGTGAAGCCCAGTCGACTGTTTTACTTTTTTATTTTCTTTCTAAAATAAAAAACGGCAACCTTTCACCAAGGACTAACCGTAGGGGTGCGGAGCCGATTAATTGTATAGGATCATATAAGAAAAGGTTCTAAATATTATAATATCGTATAATACAAATTGAATTTGGCGATGATTCCCGTAAAATATATAACACCCTTCTAGTTTTTCCAATGTTTGCCGCAATCCAAACACGTGATGAAGATGGTTGCGGGTTCATCGGCGGATCTCGTTTGCAACTCATAATATGTGCATTTTTTCGAACGGCATTTCTTGCATGTAAACATATCTGTTGATGCTTGTATATTCGTTGTTAATTTCGATTCATCGCGTTTGATTTTGCGGTCAATGAGTTCGCGCCAACGTTCGGGATTCATTTCTTGATGTGTCATGAATGCGAATGTTTCGGGCAATAATTCGCCGTCTTTTAACAGTTTCATGAGTTGAGGAGTTAGATTTGAGAAAATTGTCCTTACACGGTCAATATAGAGCTGGGTGAATATCGGGTTATCCCATTTGCGAATCATTTTGCGGTTTTTCGATTCCTTGATAATGTAGTTGTATATGCCCTTTTCTAAATTCGTCGAAATTTTTAAAAGAGATGGTTTTTCAGAATCGCAGGAGGAAGTTAAAAGAGATGGTTTTTCAGAATCGCAGGAGGATGTTAAAAGAGATGGTTTTTCAGAATCGCAGGAGGATGTTAAAAGAGATGGTTTTTCAGAATCGCAGGAGGATGTTAAAAGAGATGGTTTTTCAGAATCGCCGGAGGAAATAGACAATTTTTCCGCGAATTTTATTCTGATATTCTCGCGAAATTGGATAGGATTTTCAATCAAATGCATTGTTATATAATTCATATAACAATGTTTTTATCTTTTTATAGGAATCAATTTTATGTTTCGCAGAATGCATTTTCACATATATTCTTCCTCTTCTAACTCTTCCGTGCATCCTAAATAACTATTCGATTCTACAGCCGCAGCACTTGTATCGATTTTTTCAAACACCGTTTTTTTCGCTGCTTTGGATTTACTACTACTACTGCTACTGCTACTACTACTACTACTACTAGAAGAACTAGATTCAGCATTGGGTTTTTTGGTCGACTTTGATTTAGTTGCGGGTCGTGCTACTTTTTTAGGAGGAGTTTCAATAGACAAACTATCTTCATCATCATCTTCTACCACAAAATCGTCTTTCATGTATCCCGATTTTGTAAGTGGAACATTTAAAGATACATCGTCGGATTCACTATCGTCGTCTTCTTCTGACTCCTCAATGTCTTCAAAGCCACCGAATAAGACCTCGTAAATTTTCTCCCATTTATTCAAGGGCAACGATTTTACTATATTATTACTATCCAACGAAACGATAATACAACTACCAAAAAAAAGCGCGGAATCAATCGGCGGCGGAAAATCATACTTATTTTCTTGATTCGCTCTTCCAGCTGTTTTCCCATATACACTCACATTCAATTCCTCCGAATTATCATCCTTATATTTCCATGTTGCGTGTTTCGCAAACCCTTCTACTGTTTTAAATCCGGCTTTTTTATATAATTCATTTTCATCATATTGTTTAATGTTCAATTCTTTTATTATTCCCGTTTTATCTACGATCAAAATAATTGGCATTTAACACAACTAGACTAATATATTTAGAAGTATTTTTTTATGTTGTTTTACTATATTTTAACATTAAAATAACTTCTGCGTTTAATATATAATGCCAAGTCAACGACAACGTCAACGCCAAAGCAAAAGTCAACGTTCGAATCAACGCCAAAGTCAAAGTCAACGAGGTGGAGGTGATGGTGAGGGTGATGCTGTTCCTGGCGGCCAACAAGAAGCAAACTTCCAAGAAGAAAAATCCCAAGGAGAAGCAAAACAAAGCTCATGGAGTTTTTTCGGAGGTAAGAGGAGAAGACACCCAAAAAGAACCGCCAAGAAAACCAGAAAATCAAAAGCCACCAAATCTAGAAAATCAAGGTCCAGAAAATTCCTCGGAATATTTTAGAGTGTAAACCTCGTAAATAATACATCTAATAATTCTATGAAATTCATATGTGGTATACAATTATCGTATCATTCTTAATCATATATATATTACACCATATATACATTTATATACAAGAATCGTATAGCATAAAACGCGAAAAAAATATCGTGGACTTACAAACCAAAAAATACCGCGATATCATTGATATATTATCAAAAAAAGAAAGGGAACCAAAACCCGATATTATACAAATTGCGCAACCTATGAATGAAATCGAAACAGATTTAGAAGTATTTTTGCATACAACTATGAATTCCCTAACATCGGCGTAATTCGATTTGCTCGAATAAAGAATATAAAAACATCTCGGCAATATTATTACACATGAACGAATTATCCGCAACGGAAATCCATTATTTATTACAACAATTTCCAAAAACCGAGCTTTCCTATGAGACGAACTCTCATAAGAAAGGAACTATTTCCAATCATTATGACATTTGTCTCGCCATTCCTAACGGGAGAAAATGTTTTGCATGGTTCACCTACTGTGGCGAAGATGATGTATGTTACATAATGGAAATGAACCGCGAAAAAAAGATAGCCCGTATCGTAAAATACAATCAACCGCACTCCACCCATCATTTAGGCACTATTTTATACGGCACATTATTAGATGCATCGGCATTTTCAGACCCTATCTTCATAATAGAAGATATATTCGAATACGCGGGATTGAACGTAAGACAATCGCATATAAAACAACGGCTATCCTATATTGGCACATTTTTGCAAAACGGGTTGCGCATACTCAGTTCTGCTATACACTTCGTCCTCCCCATAATATGGCAAATCGCGATACCCCCCGACCAACAGGCACAAGATTTGTATATGATCCCCGAAAAATGGTCTAATCGGATAGGATATTCAGTTCATCATATACAGTATCGTTGCATGCGAAAAACCGCGCCATATATCAACATCCTACCGGCCATGTCGGCGTCGCCTCTTGTTGCAATCAAGAATTTCAGTTCGGCGGCATTAGTATCCCCCCCCGCCACGAGTCAATTGCATATATCGAATTACACAGTTGAACCCATATATGCTTGTCTATTTCACCACAATTACCGCCGACCGCAATATAAGATACCTACTGTATTCATGGTTCGCGCAGATATACAATATGACATATACCGATTATTCGCGTTTGGCAAGAATAAAACCCGGGAATATTACGGGGTTGCGTATATTGCCAATTATGTCAAGAGCGTTTTCATGAATTCGATTTTTAGGAATATCAAGGAAAACGGGAGATTGGATGCTATCGAAGAAAGCGACGATGAAGAAGAATTCGAGGATATTCGCGAAGACCGATTTGTCGATTTAGAAAAAGAAGTTATCATGGAATTTGTGTTTCTCCCGAAATTCCGGAAGTGGTCGCCGGTGAGGGTGGTGGATAATTCGCATAAAATCGTTCATATAAGCCAGTTGATTTAGAAGTGGGGTAAAGGGGGGAGATGGTTGTATATGTCCTATTTTTGGGGTGTTTTTACCTAGTTATAATATATTACGAATCGCCGAAATGTCATATACAGCACCATTTCAATCGACTGGATTACAAGGGAGTGTATTACCGGGGGTTCAAATCAACGGAACGGGGGGCGCAACTGCGATGTATGAATCAACGGGGATGTCGATGCCGCACCCTATTAAAGGGGGTAAACACAGACGCAGACGTAATCATAAGAAAAGTCATAAGAAAAAGAGTATAAAATCCAGGAATAGTAAAAAAAACAGAAAGACCAGAAATAATTATGGTAAACCGGCGTGAAAAAAATATGAAAACGCTATATGCGACAAAAAGGTTAAAAATAATTCATAATTAAATAATTATGAATTATTCAAACGAAATAAATAAAAATATAAAAGAAATTATCATATATGAAAAAGTAAAAATAATAGAAAACTTTTTCACACAAGACATATTGGATAAAATAGTAAAATATTTTGATTGTATTGGATGGAATTGCCAATGCGAAAAAGACCGCAATGTATCGACAAATTCCGGGGATTCGCCATATTGGAGGATCGAATTGGAAAACGTCGATTTTTTCAGTATTTATTTAAGAGATATTATTGAAAAATGGTTTGGCGAAGAAATGAATCTCAATCGTATCTATGTAGTAGGTCAAACATTTGGACAAGATAGTTTATTTCATGAAGATGACCAAACGCCAGATACATATACTTTTTGTTTTTATATAAACAAACATGAAGAAATAGATGATGATGGATTTTTTTATCTGAAACTTCCCAATGAGAAATACATGATTACAGTTGAACCGGTTATGAATAGAATGGTAATCTTTCCATCGACATATAGACACAAAGGTTGCGGATTTAGCCGTGGAAACGACAATTTGAGAATTTGTATTGCGTGGAAATTCAAGATAAAAAATGTAAAATAGTATTAACCAAATAGTCAAATGCTTATAAATTATGATTTAAAAGCTATTTTTTTCCATAGTGTAAAATGCGGCGGTAATTTTTGTAAATTTTTATTACATCAATATGGATTTATGGATACATGTAGAGATATTCATGAGAATTATATTGATTTTGTAGATAATGAATTATATATTAAAGATATAAAAGACAAACATACGATAAGGAAAATGGGTAAATACAGATATTATTATTCGCATCAAGATTGTAATAAAGAATATATGGATAATTATTTTAAATTCACATTTGTGCGAAATCCATATAGTAAAATAGTATCTGCATATATGTATCTAACCCGTAGATTGAATTCAGATAATAATACGATTCGCGGATTAGAAGAAAACCCCGAATATTTTGCAGATTTTGCAACATTTGTAAAAAACTATAAAAGCGTGAATAATATTTCTTTTTTTCATGCATTTATTCCGCAATATGAACATATAGTAGATTTTTCGATGAATCCTGTTTTTCAATATATAGGAAAACAGGAAAATTTGAATAATGAATTAATCAATATTTTTTCATTATTAGGAATTAAAGAATTCAAATATATAGAACAATTCATGAAAGTCACCAAACATAATGAATCAGAATATGAAAAATCGATATCAGAATATTTCGACGAACAAACATTTAATTTCGTGAATGATTTTTTTAAAAAAGATTTTGAAGCATTTGGATATAAAAGATATGATACATTTGAAGAATTTAAAGAAAATTATGAAAAAGATATTGAGAAAATTGAAAGCCCTATAGAAATATTGAAAAAATCGATAGATCAATTCAAACATTCATATTCTTGCTATTCGTTTGTTTTACCAGTTAAAAAATCTCATGTTCCCGACTATTTTATAAAAATGCCTTCGAAAATACCTCGTAAAAACGATGATTTTCATCATCCGCAACTTATTCCAAGAATTCTGATTCAAACCTATAAAAATAATTATTTACATCCACAAGTTTATAAAAATGCCATGAAAAATTTGGAAAAAAATCCTACATATGACTACTACTTTATCAATGATGAAGACGGAGAAAAAATAATCAAAGAACATTTTGACGAAAGAACTTTGATTGCATTTAAAAAACTAAAGATGGGAGCAGCAAAAGGTGATTTCATTCGATTAATCGCATTATATATATATGGCGGAGTTTATTTAGATTTGGATTCAAGTATAAATATTTGTTTGGATGCATTTATACCACCAAATAATGAACATTTATTCTTTTATGAAGCGAATAAATGTCAAATTACAAATTGGTGCATGATGATTACTCCAAATCATATAATTACAAAAAAACTTATAGATGAAATGGTAAATAGAATAATTGATATGAAAGAAATCAATATTTTACTTGTAACTGGTCCTTATTTATTTACAGATGTAATATATAATCATTTTTCTGGACTTAATATATTTAATTCATATGAAGAATTAAACAATGAAATATTTTTAGAATTTATTTTGAAAAATAATAAACCTCCCATTTTATTCGAAACGTATTTTTTGTGTGAAAAACTTAAAATATTCAGTTTTGTTTTTTATGGATATCATAAAAATATGTTATATTATAATGAAAAAGAATATGATATTATAGATGATTTTAATATATATACACATGAAAAAAAAAATACAAATATAGAGACTTTAAGTAATATACAAAACTTGTCAAATCATATA